CTCTACCACTTACCGGAATCACAGCAAAGAAGTAGCGGATAACGTCAGCAAACACAATGCGCTGTTTCGCAGGCTATCCGAAAAAGGCCGTATTCGCGTAGAGGACGGTGGCCTGTCCATTGTTCAGCCGCTCGAGTACGCCAGCAATAGCACCTACCAGCGCTACAGCGGATATGACACGTTGAATATCAATGCCGTGGACGTAATCACGGCGGCGGAGTATGCGTGGAAGCAGGTCGCTGTGAACGTGGCCGCATCCGGTCTGGAGCTCCGCTCGAACATGGGCGATTCACGTATTGTGAACTTCACGAAGTCGAAGATTCGCAACGCGCGAAACAGCTTCAAAAATGGCCTGTCCGCCGATCTGTATTCGGATGGCACGGCGACTAACCAGATTGGTGGCTTTCAAGCCGCTATCGCAGACGCCGGCACCGGCACGTACGGGCAGATCAATAGTTCCACCTTCCCGTTCTGGCAAAACATCGTGCAATCGGCTGCGGCACCGCTGCAAGGCGGTTCTGCGATCACTCCCGGTCCTACGACCATCGAATCTCTCATGTTAACGCTGTGGATCAAGTTGACCCGTGGCGGCGACACGCCGGATTTGATCGTGATGAGCGACGATTACTTTACGTTTTACGAACAGTCGCAAACTTCGCTCAAGCGCTATGCGCCGGAAGATAACGGCCAGGGCGGGATGATCTCCATGAAGTACAAGACGGCGGACGTGTTTTTCGATTCGTCGGGTGGTATCCCTTCGCAACATGGCTACTTCGCCAATACCGACTTCATTGATCTGGTCGTGCATCGTGATGCCAACATGACCATGATGGACGAATTGCGGTCGGTGAATCAGGACGCCGTTGTAATCCCTATCCTGTGGCAAGGCAACGTCGCACTTTCCAACCGCTCGCTTCAGGGCGTGATGAAAGCCTAACCACAATCTCAAGGAGAAACACAATGTTTGCTGCAATCTCGCCCACTTTGGGCACCCAGCCATTCAATGACTGGTTTGTATCTGATGCTGTACAACGGCAACCGCTTGGCATGGAAGTGACGGCGGTGGACAACTTTTGGGGCACCGGTACTTTCATTTACCTGAAGTCCAACGCGGCCGTCATTAAGGGCAGCTTGGTGATGTGGGATGAACTGTACCAAGCCGCTCTGTTGCCTACCACCACGTTGCAGGGCTTTCCGTTCGGTGTCGCCATGTATCCCGCTGCGTCCGGTAACTTTTTCTGGGCGCAACTGCATGGCTATGCCGTGATGAAGTCTACGTCTGACGTGGCGGCTGATGCCGGTGTAGCGGTCGCTGCTGCTGGCCTGGCCGGTGCGCTGGCGGCCGGTAAGCAACTGGTCAACGTTCGCGTGCGTAAAGCGAATGCGGCTACGAAAACCGTAGCCAATACGCAAACGCAAAACGGCACTAACGTTCTGTTGTGCCCGGATTATTCAGGCATCTTCCTCGGCATGGCACTGTCGGGCACCGGTATACCGGCGTCTACGGTGGCGGCCGGTCTCGATCCTGATGGTCGGCGCATTTACACGGGTTCTGCCATCGGCACTTTCGGTGACAAAAATTCCACGGCAACGGGTGCTATCACGTTGACCGGGACGTTTACCGGGTATCTGGGTGCGATGATTAATCGCCCGTTCGCACAGGGCGCGATTACCTAATCGCAGAAAGGCGGGGGCTTCGGCCCTCCCTTTTTGGAGTCGCATTCATTCGAGTGCGTCACTTAAAAGGAAAACCCTTTATGGAAATTCAAAAGCCGCTGGCGCCTATTCTCAAGTTTGAAACGCGCGCCAAACAAAACATGGATGCCAGCATCAAGGCCGGCCGTCCGGTGTTTGAAGATGTTGATATGCTGGTGATTACACCGCCAGGCACGCGGGATACATTTGAGGCCGATGCAAAAACGTGGCTTGCTGCAAAACGCGATGCGGCGGCACGTGGGCAATATCCGGTCGAATGGATAGACAAATTTGAGGAAGGATATCAGCGTTGGAAGTCTGGTAACGCGATGCCCGAACACGGCTGGGCACTCAAGATGTGCCCAGCTTACACGCCTGCCGAAGTGGCCATGTGCGCCGGGGCTGACATCGCAACTGTCGAATCGCTGGCTCAAGTGCCTGATGGCGGGCTTAACCTGCTTGGCTTGCATGGCCGCATTTTGCGCGACCGCGCGCGCCAGTTGCTAGCCAGCGATGAGAACAAAAATCAGCTTATCGGTAAGGTGGAAACGTTGACGGCGGACGTTGAAACTTTGACCGAATCACTTAAAAACGCGAACCAAAAGATTCAGGAATTGGAAGCCGCGTTGCAATCGAGAAAAAAGGCCGCTTAAATGAGCTTGCTTACGATGCTGGGGCCGGTGGCGGTGCGCCTTGGGCTTACCAAGCCTACAGCTATCGTAAGCAACTTGCAGGACGAAGTAATTCAGTTGCTCGAAATTGCCAACGAAGAGGGGCGCGAACTAGCTGCGCGCTACTCGTGGCAGGCATTAACTCGTGAGACTACTTTCACTACAGTTGCCACGGAAAGCCAAGGGGTCATTACCACGATTGCCGGGGCTGACTTCGATCATATAGTTAATGAGTCGTTCTGGAATCGTACCCAGCGGCGCCCGGTCCCCGGACCACTTACCAATTCGGCATGGCAGCAATTGAAGGCGCAGCAAGTTGTTGGGCCGTGGGTGCAATTTCGTATTCGCGGCAGTGAGATTCTTTTCATCCCTGCGCCTGCGGCCGGACAAACCTGCGCCTTCGAGTGGATATCCAAAAATTGGTGCGTGAACGTGGCCGGCACGCCCAAGTACTCGAGCTGGACCAATGATGACGATACTGGGCTGTTGGATGAGCGTGTGATGGCGCTGGGTGTGATCTGGCGTTGGAAGCAGATCAAGGGTTTCGAGTATGCCGAAGATTTTGCCAAGTATGAACGTGCCGTTGCTGATTTGATGGTGCGCGATGGTGGCAAGCCTCGGTTGAATACCGGCGCTTCGCAATATGACGTGTTCCCCGGTGTAATAGTGCCGTCCGGTAATTGGATGACGTGATGTTATCGCCTGCGAAAACCAAGCGCCCGCAACGCCAGCAGATAGCACAGACGGCGAGTTATCCTGCGCCGATAGGTGGCTGGAACGCGCGCGACTCGTGGGCGAGCATGAAGCCCAGTGATGCGGTCAAACTGACTAACCTGTTTCCGGGCACGAGCGAGGTGCTGATTCGCAAGGGGTATTCGCAGTACTCCACTGGCCTGCCGGCACAGGTTGAAACGCTGATGGCATACAACGCTCCCGCCAGTTCGTCGCAGTTGTGGGCCATATCCAACGGCGCTATTTACAACTGTACCGCTGGCGGCGCGGTCGGTGCGGCGGCTACATCAGGTCTCACTAACTCGCGCTGGCAATACATCAACGTAACAACTGCTGGCGGTAGTTTTCTCTATCTGGTCAACGGTGTAGACAAACCGCGCTTGTATGATGGCGCAACGTGGACCGCGATTGATGCCGTGTCCGTGCCTGCCGTTACTGGCGTTACCACGACCAATTTATCCAATATCGCGTTGTTCAAAAACCGCGTCTGGTTTGTAGAAAAAAATAGCTTGAAAGCGTGGTATTTGCCTACTGGTGCGGTAGGTGGTGCTGCAAATGTCCTCGATCTATCGTCGGTAGCTATGAATGGCGGACATCTTGTTGCTATCGGCACATGGACGCTGGACGCTGGTTACGGCATGGACGATTACATTGTGTTTGTCACATCCGAGGGTGATGTGATCGTGTATCGGGGTACCGATCCGTCAAGCTCTACAACGTGGTTTCTCGCAGGCGTATGGGCTATCAGTTCGCCATTGGGGAGTCGTTGCTTTTTGAAATACGCGGGTGATCTGTTATTGATCTGTCAGGACGGCATCATACCGATGGCTGGCGGACTGCAATCTTCGCGCGTTGACCCGCGTTTGTCGTTGACCGACAAAATACAGTGGGCCATATCGCAGGCGTCTACTGTTTACGGCAGCAATTTCGGCTGGCAGATGATTAATTTCCCCAAGGCCAATATGTTGCTGCTGAATGTGCCGGTGTCGGAAGGCAGCGGACAGGTCCAGTTTGCCATGAACACGATTACCCGCTCGTGGTGTGACTTCAGTGGATGGCAGGCAAACTGTTTTGAGCTATTCAACGATGACATGTATTTTGGTGGCAGCACCGTAGTATGCAAAGCATGGGATACGCTCGCGGACAACGGCGCCAATATAGAGACGGATGCCATTACCGCGTTCAGCTACATGAAAACTCCTGCGTCAATCAAGCAATGGCGCATGGTGCGAACGATCATCAGAAGCAACGGTAATCCGAGTGTGCGGATTGGCATCAACACCGATTATCAGGTAATCGACAACACGGGGCCTGTATCTTATACCCCTGGCTCGGTGGCGTTGTGGGATATTGGCAAATGGGACGTTGCGCGCTGGGGTGGCGACTTGGACATTATTCCAAGTTGGAAAAGCATTTCAGCAAAGCCCGGCTATTCTGCTGCAATCCGTTTCAAAAGCTCATCCAACGGTATCGACGTGCGCTGGGTGGCGTGTGATTTGGCTTATGAACCTGGCGGGGTGGTGGGGTGAAACGCATAGTCATCGGCCAGCCCGTAGTTGATTGGGTAGCGCGGCACCAGAAGCGCGGCGAAGGCTACGGCTTGTCAGCCGGTATTGGCATGGAAGAAAACGGCGAGCTAATTGCGGGCGTAGTCTACAACGAGTGGAATCACGTCAATATCAACATGCACGTTGCCAGCGTTGGCAATCGCCGGTGGATGACGCGGGAATATCTGTGGATGTGTTTCGATTACCCGTTCAATCAGTTGAAAGTTAAGCGCATTACGGGGTTTATAGAAGATGAAAACCTTGATGCTATTCGCTTCGATGAACACCTGGGATTCAAGTACGAAACGCGCATGAAAGATGCCTACGTGAACGGTGATATTTTGATTTACGTCATGCGTCGAGAAGATTGCCGCTTTCTCAACATCAAGCGGCACGAACCGATTGCACTAGCAGCATAAGGAACAGCCATGAGTGACTCACCTTCCCCACCTCCCGCACCGGACTATGTAGGCGCGGCGCAAGCGCAGGGCGTGGCCAACAAAGACGCGGCTATCGCCAGTGCGCAGATAAGCAATCCGAACATCAGCAATCCGTACGGATGGCAGACGGTTGAATATGTTCCAGATCAAATGACCGGGAACCCGGTTCCCTATGTCAATCAGCACTTGTCGCCAAGCAATCAAGCGTTGTTTGAAAAAAATCAGGGAATTAATCTAAATCTCGCTGATGTTGCGCAACAGGGAATTGGCTATGTTAAAAATACACTGAACAAGCCATTTGATGCAAGTCAGTTACCGCAGCAACAGATCAATCCTGGGCAAACGGCGCAGGACGCCATCATGTCACGTCTTGCGCCGCAGTTGCAGCGCGAGGATCAGCAGCTTAATACGTCGCTGGTCAATCAGGGTTTGCGGCCCGGTGGTGAGGCATACAATAACGCCATGACGCTGCAAAGCCAGCGTGCCAACGATCTGAAATTGCAGGCCGCGTTACAAGGTATCGGTGTAGGCCAGCAGGCCCGGCAGCAAGGTATTCAGGAGCAGGAATTCTTGCGTACGGAACCGCTTAACGTACTTAATGCGGTTAGGTCGGCGCAACAGGTAAGTACGCCACAATTTCAGCCATTGTCTGGCGCAAATGTCCAGCCCGCTCCTATTGCACAAGCTGCGGGGCAACAAGGGCAGGCGGCACAAAATATATTTAATGCGCAGCAAGGCGCTGCGAATGCGCAAAATAGCGGGCTTTATTCTTTGGGTGGCGCTACTTTAGGTGCATTAGCTTATTCCGGGTATTTTTAATGGAACGGCTTTTTAATCGTGCTTACTTGGCGGAAAACATGCTGTTGATGTACGGCATGATAATTGCATCTGTTCCATTGTTGAAATTTGCAATGGTGAAATGCTATGGCGACTTACGCGAATATTACAAAAAGCACATTATTGAGGAAACGGGTCACGAAAAAATGTTGCGGGATGATCTTGCCGCGTTTGGCATAACGGATATTTTCCCATCGTACCAAGCAGCAAAAATTGCCGGGTCACAGTACTACTTGATTGCGCATGAAAACCCAGCGGCTTTACTCGGTTATATGTTGGCACTTGAAGCCAACGCGCTAAATGAAGATCAGGTGAAGATGATAGAACGTGCTCATGGAACAAAATTAACCTGCATGCGCCATCATGCGCAACATGATTTGCGTCATTCTGAAGATATTAAAAAACAGATACTTGGATTGCCGGAAAAGTTGCGGCAACTGGCTTTGTGGAATCATGAAAGCACCATGATTGAACTGCACTTCCAGATGGAATACATATGGGATTGCACTAAGACCAAGGAACGGCTAAATGGCTGAAATTAACCTATCGCCCTATACCGCCGAATACGAAGCGATCCAGCGCCGGCGCAAGATGGCCGAGGCGTTGCAGGCGCAGTCTGCTGAACCATTGCCGACGAACCAGACGGCCGGGGGCTACGTGGTGCCCGTGTCGCCTTACGCTGGGCTTGCCAAGATGCTACAGGCGGGGCTTGGAGCGTACGGGCAGCACCGGGCTGATACTGAGGCCAAGAAGCTTGTTACGCAACGGGAAGAGGCGAGTAAGTCTGATATGTCGGCGCTTATTGGCGCCTTGCAAAATACGGAAAAAGGTACGCCCGCGATTAAAGAGCCTTGGCAGGGTAATACCAACCTCGATCAATTTGAACCTACTCCCGCAAAACCTGCGACCGGAGTTCTATCGCCCGACTTTCTGAACACTTTGAAAACGCCGGAAGCGCGTAGTAGCGCTTTGGCTTTAGCCACACAGTTGATGGCGCCGAAAGGCGTGCATGTAGTGAATGAAGGTGGTTCGTTGATTAAGGATACAGGCGAGGTATTGTTCCGAGGACAGCAAAAATCAAAATGGGGAACTACACCGCGTTACGAAATGATTGATGGTGTGCAACATGCTGTTTTGTATAATGAAAATGGAGAGAAAAAAGACCTTGGACCGGCTGCGGTTCAAAATCAATTCAATTCGCCGTCCATAGATGCCTCTCGTCGCCTGAACATGGATATGTTCAAGTTCCTGAATTTGTCCAAGGAACAAGAAAAACAACTTGAAATTGCCTTGCAAAACGCTAATGCCGCCACGACAAGGGCCACAAATCAAGGCATACAAACGCAATTTGAGACCGGTACTGGTGTTATGCCGCCTGGCGTTACTGCGCCTGTACAACCGTCTGCACCGGCACAACCGGGCGTACCACCTGTTAGTGCGCCACAGACCGGCACAACGCTTGATTTGAATAACCCCGGTGGATTGCGGCCTGTGGGTGCGACTAAAGATTTTCAGCGATTCAAGACGCCCGAAGACGGGATTAACGCCATCGTTCAAAATCTGAAGGCTTACGGCGATAAGGGCATAAACACCGTCGAGAAAATCGTATCTACGTGGGCGCCATCGAACGAAAACAACACGAAGGCGTACATAGATCACGTTTCGCGCATGCTGGGTGTCCCGCCTGGCCAGCAGCTTGACATGAAAAATCCGTATGTGCTGCAAGCGCTTACCACGGCGATCATGACCAAGGAACAGGGGCCGCGGTTGTTTGCGGCGTCGTCCACTGGCGCACCCACTGCCAATCCAACAGGAAATAACCCAACTAACAAGCCAGTAATAGATTCAATCCCGCCGAAAGATGCAAAAGTTTTGATGATGAAAAAGCCGGAAGAAACCATCCGCGCTAAGACTATATTACAGGATACGGATCGTCTGATAAGCATGTCTGATGAGTTGAGGGGACATCCTGGTCTTAACAATATTGTCGGTAAATTCAATCAATTTCCTATACTGGATTTCAATGACGATACGTTAGCTGCTCGCAGACTACAGGATTCGATGGTTAAACAAGTCGCGGTTCGCGTGTTAACTAATATGCGACAAGCATCTAAAACGGGCGGCGCTGTAGGTAATGTTACTGAAAAAGAATGGCCTATTCTTGAGCAGAATATTGCCGCGCTGGATTCGGCGCAATCAACAAAAGATTATCAAACAGCGATTGATAATTTGAAGTCGCAACTTCAGTCTATGAAAACAAACGTTACAAATTCATACGAGCAGACGTATGGCGGAAAACTTGATTACGTAGCGCCTAAATATTTCAGGCAGAATTATGGGCCATCATCCAGCGAGACAATAAACAGTAGCGATAGAGCACTTATAGATCGTTATCTAAAGAAAAAGTGATGGCTGACCCAACTTACGAAGATGTGATGGCCGCATTGAGGGCCGCTCATGCCGAGGGAAAGGCAGATGATGCCGCGCGCCTCGCGGCCATAGCTGATAAATTGGCCAGTGAAAAGAGTGCGCCAGCAGGCAAAAAAGGGAGTGACAGTTTTCCGTTTAATACTTCAAATATGGCATTAGGCGAAGTGGCCGCTCATTACGGATCGAGCATGGTTGCTAAACCGATATCCGATTTGGCTGGATTGCTTCATGCTGGATATCTAAACGCTAAAAGTGTAATCGGGCAGCCAGATTTAAATGCAGACCCCGGAAAAACTAAAAACGAGTTGGCTGCGGCATTGACTTATGAACCACGCGGCCAGTTAGCACTAGACGTACTTGCATCAAATCTGAACCCCGTTAATGTTGCCGGAAAGGTTATCGGGGGCATAAGCAAACGCGCCGGAAATGCGGTGCGAGGGGGAGAAGATGCCAGTTCATTAAGAGGTATGGCCGGTAATGCAATGGAAGAAGCCATACCTCAGGCTATCGGATTGGCCGGATACAAATATGGTCCGCAGATAGCTGGGAAAGTAGGTGATGCGTTTAACTATATCACTTCGCCCATTCAAAATGTGATGAGAAGCACGGAGGGGCGAGCGGGTAAATTACTTGTCGATGCTGCTAATAAGGCAGGTGTAAACAAAGCGCCTGCGGTTATTGAAGCACTGCGAAATGCTGAACCTACGGTTCCGGGAGAACGCCTTACCGCTGGTACTGCATCGGTTGGTGTTGCAAGTCCTGAATTCGCTGGGGTTCAGGATATTGTCGCAAACAAGGCACCGGGTAAATATTCTGCTGGCGGTATCGAAGCACAAAACGAAGCGGCACGACTAGCAGAATTAAGTCAGCATGCGGGGGATGCCAGCACGCTGCCGTTCATGGCCAGAATGCGGGACGCAATTACTGCACCACAACGGGAAGTCGCTCTTAGCAATGCTGACCTTGCAAATCAGCTTACTCCTGGATTGCAATCCAGACTTGCACGACAACGTACTGGTGAGGTTCAAGCGCGGCAAGCGCAAGGTATGTATGACACCGTTGCGGCGCAACAGGAGAATCTTGCTCATGGCGGCAGAGTACAGCTAAGCCCTAATCAAACACCAAACACGCCATACATGAACGTTGGCGCGACTGGTGGAAGTTCGGTATCGCCACAAGCGCATCCAGTACCAGGACAACCACGTTTTCCGGGTCGCTATACGGAAAACATGCAACGCGTACCAGAGGCCAAGGCGGCTGCTATAGATGCTGGTTCTATAGCTGATGCACGACATGCACAGGCCGGGCTTACTAAGTATCAGTTGGACAGTCTTGCAGAACATGGTCATTACCCGCTAACTGCTGAAACCGTTGTAAGTAAATTGGACTCTGTTATTCGCAGTCCTGAAATGCCGTCGCTGACCCGCAAAGTAATGGAGTCAGTGAAAAAAGAGGTTATTGACGGAGCCGATAACAGCGGCGCAGTATCGTCCAGAACGCTTTATCGCATTCGCAAAGAAATTGGAAACACGATAGAACAACATGCCAAGGAATCAGCGACATGGGATAAGCGTTTATCTGCAAAAGTTGAGTCAAGTATTCAACGCGTTATTGATGATGCAATAGCTTCCGCTGGTGGCGCCGGATGGCGTGATTATTTGCGCAATTACTCAACAATCAGCGAGGCTATGAGTAATGTTACATCGGCACAAAATATACGCGGTCAATTGCAACGTTCTCCTATAGAT